AGTTCTGTGGGTTGGCAATGACGCGCTGCCTACAAAGGAAGAGTTCTACGCACCACGGCCACAAGTGGCTGAAGCAGACTGGTACACCGAGGGAGGCAAGATAAAAGTCGCCAATGCGGATACAGATAATAAGAAGGGGGTCTGGGGGAAAGAAACGACAGATCACCATATACTCGCACACGCTTTTGTGAGATCGGTAGAGCGAGCAACTGGCGTCCATCGGCTGCCGAATCCAAGCTTCTTGTCAGCAAAAGCTCTTTATAATCAAGGAGTTAGCGTTGATGACGTGGCAGCTGCAACTACTGCGACGTGCATTGCTTGGCTGCGGAAAGGAAGGACTCCGCCGGCTACTCTGGATCAGGTTGCAAACTGGTCAGGGCTGTACAATAAATGAGCAAATTGACTAATAATTGCACACAGTTATCCACAGGTTTGAGAATGCCAACGATATCAATGAGTTACGAAAAGGCAAATGTCGCGTAATCATATTTATGTTAAATCTTGTGCAGTGCACAACGTCATGGGCTGTGGAAAAGCGGCAGCTGCGATCCCCGCAGGAACGGCGGCCGGCGCTATCGCAAAAAGTGCGTATACCCTCCCCCCGCACCCCCCAAACCATAGAGGGGGGAGTTCGCGCAAAATTATTTTATTTTTTTCTGGAGAGAATAATGAGTGACCCAATTAACCCAAACCACTACCAACGCAACGGCATGGAATGCATCGACGCAATCAAGGCGGCCGTACAAAACCTGTCTGGCGCCGAAGCCTACTGTACCGGCTCCGCTATCAAGTACCTCTGGCGCTGGGATGAAAAAGGCGGTAAAGATGACCTTAACAAAGCGATCTGGTTTATAAAGGACATGATCGCTGAGATTGAGGATCAAGAGTTACAGGATGAATTGCATGATAAGCCTACAGGGGTTTGACGATTGCGTCGCTGGAATTGGCTACTCAGCCTTTGAGCAAGATAGGTTGATATACGATACGGCCAAGATATACGGAAAGCTGCAGAGCGAGATGGATCTCACATTCGACGAGTCGATCAAGTTCTTTGACAACATCATCATGCCTTTAGTGATGGGGCCAAGCGCTCCAATGTTTGTAACTTTTGCTGATATGGCAGAGATCAAAGAGGTTCATTGCAATGTCCAAAATGACAACCCGCCAAGCGCGTAGGGCGCTGGTTTACGGAAGCGATAGCGAAAAAGACGCAATCAAGCAAGAGTTGGCAGCTATTGGTGCGTCAAATATTACCGACGTACTCCAATGGACTGAATCTGGAGCGATGGCTTTGCTTAGGTCTAGCGATATCCCTCCCCACGTCCAGAAGGCAATTAAAAAAGTAAAGGTCACTCCAAACCAATATGGCAATGCGATAGAGGTTGAAATGCATGACAAGCTTGCAGCATTGCGTGTGTTGGCTCGGCATCATGGCTTGATGGAGCCGAATGCAGATAGCGACAGTAGACCAAGTGTTATTGGCATCAATATGAAAGGCCCGACGGCAACAACTTATGAGGTAATTGAAGATGGCGAGACTGAATCAGGATCAGAGCCAAAGAACGAGCAGGGCGAGAAGGGAGAAGACGACCAGCAAAACTTATTCTGATCAACTCGGTGGGCTAGACTTAGATTTCTCTGAAGCACCCACTACTTGGAAATTTTTACACGACAATTCTTTTGTGCGCGGATTAATGGGGCCGGTGGGTTCCGGGAAGTCTTACGCTTGCGCTGCCGAGATGATGCTGCGAGCCGTTAAGCAGCCCCCGTCGCCAAAGGATGGGATACGTTACACCCGGTTTGTGATTGTTCGGAACTCTTACCCGGAACTTAGGACAACCACGATTAAAACGTGGCTTGAGTTGTTCCCGGAGCATATATGGGGGCCAATGCGTTGGTCACCTCCGATTAGTCACCATTTGAAGCTGCCCGCCCGTGGCGAGGCCCATGGGATCGACTGCGAAGTGATCTTCATGGCGCTTGATCAGCCCAAGGATGTTCGGAAGCTGCTGTCATTAGAATTGACAGGGGCTTGGGTAAATGAGGCAAGGGAAATGCCTCTGGCAGTGGTTCAAGGTCTAACTCACCGTGTAGGGCGATTCCCTACCAAGTCGAATGGCGGCTGCCCTTGGCGTGGTATCTGGATGGACACCAACCCCATGGATGACGATCACTGGTGGTATCGGCTGTCAGAAAAGGAGCCGATTACCGGCAAGTTTAAATGGAGCTTCTATAAGCAGCCGGGTGGGGTAATCGAAACTGTTGCCGATGACCCTGAGGCGATCCCTGCAGCCAAGAAGTTTTGGAAGCTGAACCCTATAGCCGAGAACATTAATAATTTACCGCCCGGTTACTACGAGCAGCAGTTAGGCGGCAAGAATCTGGATTGGATTCGCTGCTATGCCGGCGGTCAGTTTGTGTATGTACAGGAAGGTAGACCAGTCTGGCCTGAGTACGACGACTCGGTAATGGCATCGAGTGAGATCTCGGTTGATCCATCGCTGCCGATCCAGATCGGGCTTGACTTTGGTTTGACCCCTGCAGCGGTCTTTGGTCAGCGTCACCCGTCAGGTGCGTGGCATATATTTAAGGAGATCGTGACCGACGATATGGGCCTTGAGAGGTTTGGCCTAATGTTACTCAACGAGATTAACGTACACTTTTCAAAAATGGATGTCTTGGTCTGGGGCGACCCTGCTGGTCAGAAACGGGATGAAATCTTTGAGGTCACGGCATTTGACCATTTAAAAACGATTGGCCTGAATGCTCGGCCCACGGCGTCTAACGATTTCCAAGTGCGACGGGAAGCCGGTGCGATGCCGATGAATCGGTTCATCAATCGTTTACCGGGATTGCTAGTTCATAAGGATTGTCATCGGCTGCGTAAATCGCTAGCCGGCGGTTACCACTTTAAGCGCGTCGCTATATCAGGCGGTCAGGAAAGATTCCGGGATGCTCCAAACAAGAACGAGCATTCGCACGTCGGGGATGCGTTCGGGTACTTAATGCTTGGCGGTGGAGAGCATCGTGTAATGACAAGAGGATACGGCGGCCGCTACGGAGCTGCCGGATCTCAATATCAGGCAAATACCGAGTTCTCAATATGGTGACGTGCCGTGACGTTTATCAATGGATCAAGATGCCCGGAGCAAGGGTATTGCCATGCCATAGTTCTCAGCTCAAGCTAATGAAGCTGCACCCTATGGCCCAGCAAAACATTGACCAGCTTCCTGATTATCATGAGAGGATAGACCAGCTTGGAGAAAGCGGGTTTGGCTGGACTGTTCTCTATGAGGGGCGATTCGCTGCCATGTTTGGGATTTCAATGCAATGGAATGGTATGGCCGAGGCTTGGTTGATGGTAGATACAATGTGTATACATAAACACAAAATCAGGTTAACAAAAGGCGCTAAAAACTTTTTCGACAACATTGGCCCTGCCTTTGATTTACGTCGATGTCAAATTATGGTATCAGTGGCCCACAAAGAAGCTGTTTCTTGGGCAAGGCTTTTGCACTTTGAGCTTGAGGCGACTCTGAAGCAGTACGGCCCTGATGGGCAGGATCACTTAGTGTACGCGAGGTTTTACCGTGACTAATATGTTTAAGCCATCAATGCCCGACACATCAGCCCAAGAAAAGGCGATGGAGCGGCAAGAAGAGTTATTGAAGAAACAAGAGGCTCGGGCGGAAGAGCAAGAGAAAGAAGAGCGCAAAAAGGCTGCTGCCGCGATGCGTGTTCGCAAATATGGCGGCATGAGATCACTACTTAGCACTGAGCGCGAAAATGCCCAACTCGGATTATCAGGAGTCAATAATGAGTAATGCAGCACCAAAGCCAGCGAAGCAAGCAGTCAAAACTTTAAAAAATCCACTTAAAGCAGTGCGAGACGTTAGTGGCTACACAGATATGAAAGATGAAGCAGCAAAGAAGCAGCAAGAGCAAGAGGCTCGGGTTGCAGCAGCTGAATCAAAACAAGCCGAGGCTGCTGCTGCAGTCGAAGACAAAGCTAAGGCCATGGAGGGCGAGGCTGCGAAAAAACGGTCAGCCCGCAGACGAGCAGGAGCAGGGCGAGGTGGATACAGGTCTTTGTTATCCCCAGCAAGATCCGGCGACGTGTCATCGAGCTTGAGCGGCAACGAGTAGCACTATGACGTTAAAACGCCATCAGAACCCAGAGGGTGGGTTGAATGAAGCCGGAAGAAAACATTTTGAGCGCAAGGAAGGCGGAAACCTTAGAGAGCCTGTTGAAAGTGGCGTCAATCCTCGGCGTGTTTCTTTTGCTGCACGTTTTGCAGGGATGAACGCAAAAATGAAGGATGACCAAGGACGACCTTCCAGATATGCATTAGCGCTAAAGGCTTGGGGATTTAAGTCGCCAGCCGAGGCTAGAGCGTTTGCAAACCGACATAAGGAATCTTGATATGCCTCGGATGACTCCACAAGAGATTATTAAGCGCCAAGAAAAGGCTGATGCTAGGAAGGACAACTGGCGTAGCATCTATGAAGAGTGTTACGAATACGCACTCCCGCAGCGGAATCTGTATTCCGGGTTCTATGAAGGCAAGACCCCCGGCCAAAATAAAATGAACCGGGTCTTGGACTCCACTGCAATTAACGCAACTCAAAGATTTGCCAACCGCATCCAGTCAGCGATTTTCCCGCCGTATCGGACATGGTGTACTTTGCAGTCAGGCACTGATATCCCAGAGGATCGTAAGGCCGAAATCACTGAAGCGCTGCAAGTTTACACAGACAAAATGTTTGCCGTGATCCGGCAGACAAATTTTGATTTAGCTATCCCTGAGTTTTTACTTGATCTATGCGTCGGCACAGCGGTCATGCTTATACTGCCCGGTGACGAAGCAACCCCAATCCGTTTCACTGCTGTCCCGCAATACCTTGTCTCTATCGAGGAAGGCCCACATGGAACCGTGGACAATGTTTACCGCAAGATGCGGATTCGGGGTGACGCGATCCAGCGTCAATGGCCTGATATTGAGTTGTCGGCAAAGCTAAAAGATTTGATCGACAAAAAGCCAGATGAAGAAATTGATTTGCTTGAGGCAACTGTTTTCAACGCAGACGAAGATACTTATTGTTATCACTTGATCTGGCCGAAAGATAAAATGGGCGATGACTTGGTGTACCGCACAATGGATGTTTCGCCATGGATTGTCGCTCGCTTTATGAAAGTACCGGGCGAAGTATATGGACGTGGCCCATTAGTGACAGCGCTGCCCGACATCAAGAGTTTGAACAAG